TTCATGCTAACCACTTTTTAAAAATTAGCGGGGTTAGCATGAATGATGAGAGTAAAACAGAGCTTAAGGAACCTGTTTATGGTAATCTTGGTAGATGCACTGATACACTATATCAGACGATTGTGGTTCAAATCCATGCCCCCGCTCAAAACAATAATCAAAATAAACAATGAATATAGCAAGATACATCATTTGTCTTTTTGCCGGCCATGACTTTAGATCACTTAATCACCGTCAACGTAAATGCGTTAGGTGTAAACGGTTCCAGGTTAAAGATTACTATGGCCGCTGGCGCAATTATGTCGCACGTGTAACAGAGTTATATCCAGTTAATAATGATAGAGAGGTTTAAAAAAAGCGACATGAAAACAAAAATATTATTAGACAAAGAAAATAGCAATACGCTGTACGTTGGAGATGTGGATGTGAATAATGGAGTATATGCGAAAACTGGCAATCTTATAGCATATTGGATAGACAGTGAAATGTGCTTTATTAGACCAACCGATAAGGCAAAAAACTCAACACATTACGACTCATTTGAACATGCAGTAGAATGCTGGACTCGTTTGGATTTGTGGCAGGTATTCACCCTTGATGGACGTAAAATCACTACCGAAAGGCAATTAACGGTTTATGATTTATTGGATTCAAACAACGTAGCATGGGTACATCCAAGTGGGCAAAAGGGCTATATAGTTTACTTGGGTGCGGGTGAATTTAAAAAGCTACCATCATATACAAACAGCGATTCTAACACGGTTTGTAACGTTGCATACAATTCAGGTGAAACTTTTAAATCTATTTCACTTGCCGCTAAAAATGTGTGTGACTATACCGAAATGTTTGTATTCGATACCCGAAAAGAAATGTATCAATGGTTAGCAGAATAAGCCATGCCAACACTAACAAAAAAAGACATACAACGGAACGTTGCCGAAAACTTTAGGCATATCAGGAAATCATTTGAAATGACTACTAAGCAAATGGGAGAGAAGTTAGGCTTATCACAAAAGACATACGCAGCTATTGAAGAAGGTAGAGCAAGTACAGCTCATCATGTTTACCGGATGGCTGAATATACCGGCATATCAATGCAGACATTATTTACCAAACGAATTAATCTTAACCAATAAAACTATGGCATACTGTGGACTTTGCGATACGCACGATGTAAAAATTACTTATTCAAAAGATGGTGTAGAATGCTCCAATTGTGGCTTCGACTGGCACGAGAATTTAGAAATGGATAATGCCGAAAGGTGTTTAAGGGCGATCAGAAGCGCAAAGGCATCGGGATGGAAAATATATCCAAATGATATAAACCTAGGCGGCAGGCCAATTGATGAAGCCTTATCTGATGCTGAAAAAAGATGTAAAAGATTGGGTGTTAAAATTTAATGAAGGTAACAATAACATTCAATAGCCTGCCAACTGTAACCATGTCAATTGATCAGTGGGTTGAGATCGGAAAAATTCGAGGCTATTGCAAGGCTAATAAAATAAGAGTAACAGAGATAAACCAAATCGAATATACACCATGAGTAAAACAATTATAACCAGCAGATCAGTACGGACAAGCATAACCTACAAGTTTTGCAATTTCGCTTACGAGGCCATATTAGAAAATGAAACCGGGGTTTCTGATCAGGATATCATCGAAATGGGCGATAACTGCACACAACTTGCAGGCGAAGCTGTAAAGCGCTTTAAAGAAGCCTTAGCCATTGAATTAGGTATTGATGTAGCAGTTATTAACCGTGCCGATAAAAAGACCGTTCAAGCCTCAATAGATGACCTTAAATCATCCATCGGCACTAAAGATAACGTGTCACCTGATGAAGCAAAAAGAATAGCCGAACTACCTATTTACACCGCTAAAGCAAAAGCGGATAAAAAGTCTGTAAATAAAAAGCCTTAAACTATTCACCAATGGAATTAACTCAAGATTATTTAAGGTCATTATTCCTGTATAGTGAAGATGGTGTTTTAGTTTGGAATAAAAGGAAAGCCAATTTCTTAAATGAGGGCCAAGTAGCTGGATTTATAAATAAAAAATTTAAAAGGCGTGTCATAAGAATAGACGGAGTAAACTATTTAGGAGCTCGGTTGATATTTTGTTTTCATCACGGCTATTTTCCAGAAATAGTTGACCATAAAGACAGAGATACAACTAACGACAAAATAGAAAATCTCCGTGCTGCTACGGCTCAAGAAAATACCACTAATAGAACGTCTCATAAAAATTCAACATCACAGTATTTAGGTGTGTGCTATACAAAAAGCAGAAATCGTTGGCAAGCATATATTTCTATAAATAGAAAGGTTGTTCGATTAGGATATTTTAAAACAGAAGCCGAAGCGGTAGTTGCCAGGAATAAAGCGAGTGCCTTGCATCACGGAGAGTTTGCTAACATTAATATAATTAAATAAGATATGAACCCAAATAGTTTCATACCAGCGCATACAAAACAATGGTACTCAGATCGAATAGGTTGTTTTACGGCTTCAAAATGTGTTAAACTTTTGAAGGGTGGAGTTAGGCCTATGACGCCAGTAGAACTTAAAGCAAGGGTAAAGGGAGACACCACCAAGACCGTTAAAACTTTATTTGGTGCAGGAGCCATTACTTATATAAATGAAAAAGTGGCCGAATTGATAAATAGGCAGTCAAAAGATACTCCAACTACTGCAGTCATGCAAAGAGGATTAGATCTGGAGATGGATGCTATTGACATGTTTAATCGTATTACAGGGCTTAAAGCAGTACAATGTGGGCTTTATAAGATAAATGCTTTCACAGCTGGTACACCAGACTTTATAATTGGCAAAAGGAAAATTCTATTTGTTGGGGAGATAAAAGCACTTAATCCAGAAAATCACTCGGAGTTAAGTGAAATTGAAACAGTAGAACAACTTAGAGAATTTGACGAATCGTTCTATTCGCAGTTGCAAATGAACATGTATGTAACCGGAGCTAAAGGAGGATATTTTATCTCTTATGATCCACGTGCTATGGGAGTTAAGGATGACGGCGAAATTGATGAGGAATTATACGATCCTGAAAAATTTATTTTCTGCATCAAGATTGTCAAAGTGAAAAGGGATGAGCCATTTATTCAAGAATTGAAAAAACGGCTTGATGCAGCGGCTGGATTGATGGTAATAAAGCTTGAAAAACGAATGAAAACAGCGTCAAAAAACCTTGCTATGTATAACCGAACTCAAAAAAGAAAAGCAGCATAATAACTCACTTAATATAAAAACAGAATGAAAGCATTAACCATTAAACAGCCGTGGGCGCAGCTTATAATCGAAGGACTTAAAGATATCGAAAATAGAACATGGCAAACAAAATTTAGAGGCCGTGTATATGTTCACGCGGCTCAAAAGCCTGTGCCGATGAATGGCAATGCAGATGGTTTTGCGCCTCCAAATATTGAATGCTTAAAACAGATTTTTAAACTACACCCTGCAAGTCAAGGAAGATGGCCTGATATAATGGCCGCTTACACCAATTCTGCCATCATAGGCGAGGTTGATATAGTTGATTGCGTTTTAAACCATAACTCAATTTGGGCCGAACACGTGGATATGCCAGCCGGGGTATATATGGGCGAAAAGTTGATATACAATTGGGTATTAGCAAACCCTGTTAAATACGATCAGCCAATATTAAATGTAAAAGGTGCTCTATCATTTTGGCAACCTGATTTAAGCCTTATAACCGAATCAGTTAATTAACCCTAATAGTTACCAATACTTAATAACACCAAGAGCAATGGAACGCAAGCAATTATCATTTGAAATAAACCAAGCTATACAGCAAGAGGGTATTAAGAAATGCTTTGAAATGGGAGGGAGGTTAACGGTGCAGGCTGCGTTTCACAGATTCAGAACTACGGAGCTTAGGCGAATAATCAGCCGGTTACGTAAAGCCGGGATGAACATTTCTGATGAATGGAAAGAAGCTGATGGGGTAAGGTTTAAGGAGTACTATTTATCTAATTGATATGAAACCTATCAGAGTACAGCGCAAGAGAACTAAGGGTTGGAAAATGCCTGAAAACACAATTTATGTTGGCAGACCTTCATTTTACGGAAACCCCTTTAAAGTAGGGCAAACCTACAAAACAATGGATGATTTGACAGTTTTAGGTTGGGGCGAGGCATTGCAGTACATGACCGGGCCACTTACTAAAATAATAGATAATTCCGATGCAACAGAAATGTTTGAAAAGTGGGTAAATAGAAACCCATTTGCAAAAGAAGATTTAGAAAAACTAAGGGGTAAAAACCTTGCTTGCTTCTGCGCACTTGATAAACCATGCCACGCTGATATACTTTTAAAACTGGCAAATGAGTAACAGAACATATACATGCGATAAGCCTTGGTGTTGGTTTTGCTACGAGATAAACAGGTTAGCCGTATTAAATTCTCCTGATTATAAACCACCCAAAATAAAGAAGCTAAAGGGTAGCAGGTACTATAAAAAACTATTAAAAAGTGCTTAACATGAATCAACTCGCAGAAACAATAATAAACCATGTAGCTGATAAGCTAAATGTTGAGCCCGAAGCTATTTTAACACCTTCACGATCAAAAGTATTGGCACCAATAAGATGTATATGCATACATGAGATAAAGGCCAATACCGGTTTATCACACATTAAAATAGCAAAAATATTTGGCTGTAACAGCCACTGTATGATCACTAATAGATTACAGGTTTACGATAGTTTATTATTTACATCATCCAGTTTTAAAAAGATGGTACGAATATCAAAATTTAATTAAAATGGCAAAAAACACATATCCGGAAAAGACACCATATCAAAAAAAGCTTTTAGATCCAAGATGGCAAAAGAAAAGGCTTGAAATTTTAGGCAGGGATAGGTTTACTTGCCGAGTATGTTGGGATACTGAAAGAACATTACACGTTCATCACAAAAGATACAACGGTAATCCATGGGAAGCAGAAGATAAGGATTTAATAACCCTTTGCGAAAGCTGCCATGAAATTGAGAGTGATGCCAAAGATTTATTTAAGGAAAAAGCAGTTAAATGGGTAGAAAATTCATCGTTTAGTTTTGATGATATAAACGGCTTTATGCAGCAGTTAGAAATGGCCAATATATATAATCCTCAGTGGATGATATTACAATCATTTATGTTTATACTAACTGATGAAAATGCGCAAAACATAGCCATTGCATTGCATGAATTGAATAAACAGGCATCAGCGTCTGCGATATCTCAATACAAGTTTAATAATAATATTATAGACGAAGATCCATTTTAATTTAAAGCTATGGCGGAATTACCCTATATAAAACTATACCCAGGTGATTGGGAAAGAGACACAAATTGCCTAACTGCTATCACGGAATTTGCTTTATTTAAATTAGTTCCAAAGTTCAATGATGCAAAAAATAAGGGTGTTTTTGTGGCTCATTTAGATGCGTTATGTGTTCTTTTTAAGTCTGATTTAGCCACTACTAAACGAATAATTACTGAATTGAAACGAAACAATACACTTGATATTTTAGATCTTGAAGATGATTGTTTTGAGTTTAAAAACCGCCGAATTTTAAAGGAAAAGGCACTTTCTGAAACCAGAAGCGAAGCCGGTAAAACAGGAGGTAGAGGTCATAAGAAAGCTAATACAAACCTAACTAAAAGCAAACGTAAAGCTAACACAAAGCTAAACCATGAATATGAATATGAAATTGAATCTGTAGTAGATTATTTAAATAAAAAAGCGTCGACAGATTATAAACCAAAAACAAAATCCACAAGGGAATTTATAATTGCGAGGATTAAAGATGGCTACAAAATCACTGACTTTGAAATAGTTATTGATAAAAAGGTAAAGGATTGGCTTTCAAAACCGGATATGGTAAAATACCTGCGTCCTGAAACCTTATTCGGAAATAAGTTTGAGGGTTATTTAAATCAGGTAGACGCTGTGTTACAACCATCCGAACCCGCAACTGCTAATCGGGGTGCAACAAATACAGTAAACGCATTTTCAAAAACAGTAATGAATCCATGAGCAATTTACAATTACATAAAAAAGATAATTTGCTATTAAAGCCGAACGTAATAGAAGAAGTAAAATCGGATGTTTTCAACACGGTTAATTCATCTATAGCGCAGTGTTATGCTCACTTAAACTTTGTAGTACCCAGTGATGCTGATGTAAATTATTTAGTTAACGAGGTGACGAATACCATAATTGAAAATTACCCATCACTAAGATTGATTGAAATACCAATTGCATTTTCAAACGGTATAAGGAAAAAGTACGGTGAATATTTTGGTTTATGCGTTGTTAGTTTTGAACTGTTTATTGCCGGTTATTTAAACAGTCATGAGCGTACAGAATTAGTAAAAGAGGCTTATAAAGTTTTATATGAACCTGCCGAACCAACCGAAGAAGAAAAGGCTCAACTGTATTGGAATAACCTGGTTAATGCCTGGCTAACCTTTAAAAAAGACGGCTACTATAACGATCATGGTAATTCGGTTTATACCACACTGATTAATAACGGAAAAATAAATTACACCGATGATCAGATGGCCGACTTTATGCGAATTGCCAAAGCCAATTTACTGAAAGAGTATAACCCATTACAGCACGTAGGAAACTTTGTTAAAAGCAATGAATTTAAAGCCATTATAGCTGAAATAACAAGCGGTGGCGATAATAATACGCGCGTTAAAGTTGCTGCACGTAAAATAGCATTAAATCACTTCTTTTCAGAACTGGCTGAAATGGAAGTGGAGATTACGGACTTATTTAATTAACAGGAATTATATACAATACCCTTATTTGTAAACACTAAAAAAATATGACAAATTCAGAATTAATCAAAAAATTACAATCGTTGCCTGCCGACTTGGAGGTAATGTTAATTCAAACAGATGACGAAAGCGCCTACAATATGGTTAACACTGTAGAGGTTCGCTCTCTTACTTTTGGTGGTGAAGATGTGCCACAAGAAGAATGGGCAGACGAAGATTGTGTAGTTATATCTGATGAGTTTTAAGCTGTAAATAACCAGCAAAAACGTTCTTTATTTCCTGAAAAAATAGCGGTAAATTTACAGTCATGGCACGTAACCGTATCATGTTGTATAGCTTCATAGAAGATGGTGGAAAAGTTAAGTTACATATTAACTTAGGCCAGTACCTTGTTGACGCTGAAAATCACCATAGCGAAACGTTGCAAATTGACCTGCCAACCGGTACAATTAAACTTAAAAAAGCTGAATATTTAAACACTGGAAAGGTGTTCTATAACGGCAAAGTATTCTTTATTGTAGCAACTAAATTTATGGGTAAGAAGCAAGCGCTTAAATTTCTGCTTTCATTTGCAGTTGAGCGATCAGAAAAAAGGCTTTCAACCTATAAGAAACTACTGGCAGCGTAGTAGATAATAATACCTCTTTTTTTCATAAAAATTAGTTAAAAGTTGCTCAGTTTATGGGTGATTTTGAGTATATTGTATAGTATTAATTAATCAAAATAAAATGAACCATATAAGTCTTTTTTCTGGTGAAGGAGCTTTCGATTTAGCTGCAATGTGGTTGGGTTGGAATAACGTAGCGCATTGTGAGAAAAATGAACTTTGTAGAAAAATACTAAATTATCACTTCCCTAATGCGAAAACTCATTCAGACATCACAACCACAGACTTTACTATTTACAGAGGTAAAGCCAATATCATCACCGGTGGATTCCCTTGTCAGCCATTCTCAACAGCAGGAGAACAAAAGGGTGATCATCGGGTACCAGGTACAACCGTATATTATTCCAGCTTCAGCTATTGGTGCCGAACACGAACGAAAGCGAGTTTTTCTTGTTGCACACGCCGAACGCTTCAGACAACCGAGATCGGGGGCATTATTGGGACCCATGCAACCAACGCCGATTGCAAATCGGGAAACAAATAGGTTTATCAACCATGTTTTTAGGGAAGCCATGCCCTACATGTGTAAACACCATGATGGGATTCCCGGAAAATTGGCTGAAGGATGCCTTACAATTGCCGGCAACGCCATAGTGCCTCAATTAGCTTATCAAATCTTAAAAACTATTCAAGATTATGAAAACATAGTACAATAAAACACTCCCACAGTACCGAGATAAAAATACTAACATTAGGAAGCACATATCAAAACCCGTATTACCATGAACACATAGAAATGAACACACGAATAGCACCCGCCACTAAATTAAAGCGCGGGACTGAGCATTTTTTAAACGGTAAGCCTGTCTACATCGAAAGAGATAAAGGTGATGGCACCGTTTTCATAACCAACAGCAAAGAACGCCTACCTGGTGATAACTACTGGTGGGTTAATAAAGCAGATCTATCAATAGCCCATCAGTATAATTCCACTATTTCCACCAAGGAGAAGAAGGCAACCACTGCTGAATTAAGCGAAAAGAAGCAATTAGATGCCTTTTATAATGAAATGGCATTGAAGATACCTTTCAATTGCCAAAACTGCAGGCGCGCATTGTATGCGTTAAACAAAGGCGCTCGCAGGGCTGTAACTTGCCATATTCTACCCAAAAAAGAAGCGCAATTTCCTGAATTAGCAACCGACCCCGATAATATTCTGTTTATGGGTGTTTATCAATTCGGCTCATCATGCAATGATCACACCTACTGGGATGCTAACGTAGAAAGCCGAATGAAAATGCCTATTTACGAGTATGCTTTAAAGCGATACCAGGAAAAATTACGGCATAAACTGTCACCGGCAAAACAACAATTGGCTGATGAGTACATGGGGCTAATAAAAAAGAGCCAAAATCTTGCAAAAGACCTGGCTAATGGTATAGAGGGAGTTAAGGCATGAGAAAACGAACATTATTTCGCCTAAAGGAAAGGTTTTTAATATCCATTACACCTATACCAAAGGTTTGGGTTAGAGTGAAATTCCGAGCTGATGGATCATGGCATTGGGATTTCGGCTATAAGTCATACGAATATTTAACTGCAACTGGCCAATATTGGGATGAAAACGGAAAACGCAAATGGACTGGAAAATCTTCATGGTCATTCGGTCATGATTGTGTTGTGCATAGTATGTGGCGTTACATTCAATAAATGGCTTATAGAGATAATATTCACCCTTTAGATTTAGTACAGCTATGATGCAAGATTGGGAAAGAGCCGAATTTGAAGAAAAGATCGGACAGGCTGCAAAGCTTATAGAAATGGTTTATGCAGATCCAGATAATGCCCTGCTTTGGGCTAAACTAAGAGGCTGGGCCAGCGATAACAAAAGTTATATATCTGATAGTTACGAAACACCCGAAGCAAAGGGCTATGACATAAGTGCTTTAGATGGAGAACCTAAAAATTTAAATTTTTGAAATATGAAAGTAGATAATGTAGATACAATTAAAGGCAATATTATGATTGCTGATTTCATGGGGTGGGTACATCATAAAGATGCCGATTATGATGCTACCGAAATGGCTAACCTTAAATATCACAGTTCATGGGATTGGATTATGCAGGTCGTTGCTAAAATAGAAGGGTTAACAGCACTTAATCGATTTGATATCCATTATAAGAATTGCAAAATCGAATATGGCGATGAAGATGTTTCTTACGAAGTTGAAAGTGGCATACAGGGCGACACAAAAATACATGCTGTATGGCTGGCTATTGTTTATTTCATTGACTGGGTAAACACAGAGGGCGTGGATTTAGAAAACCCCGTATTTTACGATTGATGTACTTTAAACCCTCATCCTTTTACCACAACTTCAACAAACCCAAACCTAACTATTCATATGATGAAGTAGTATTTGTTTTAGAAGTGGTTTCAAGAAATAAAATGGGGAGTTTGATTGATAAAAAAATAAATAATAATTATTTGAAAAAGACTTGTTTATTTCAAAAGTAGTTGTATCTTTGATTTATGAAAATAGTTGTAAACAAATGCTATGGGGGTTTTGGAGTTTCTGTAGCTGTATTAAAAGAATTGGTTGCAAGAGGCTCTGATGCTATTGAAATATGTACGCCCAGGCAATACTATGGGGGAGATAACGAAAAATATCATGGCACTAAAGATTGGATGAAAAGATGGGCTGAAGATTTTGCACAATACAAGAGTATTGGCGATGGCTTTAAGTCTGGCCGTAACGAGTTCAATATTTATAAAGACGACCTGATATATAGCCTAAAAAGTAAATACGACAATGAGTTGCGCACCAATAAGGATTTAATAGAGGTTATTGAAAGTATTGGCGTTGAAAAATCCTCTGCGAGTTTAGCAAAGCTGGCAATTATTGAAGTCCCGGACGGAATTGAATGGGAAATAGATGATTACGATGGGATAGAAACTATCAGGGAAAAACACAGGAGTTGGTAAATGTCTAAGCATAATAAAAAAGGTGCTGGAGGCAAACGCCCTAATACCGGCCGTAAAACGAATTACGTATCAAGAGAGGTAAAGCTATCAAAAGAAGATAACGAGGCGATAAAAGCCAAATTTGGCCGCTCATTTAACGAGAAATTCAGAGAGTGGGTAAAATCAATTTTATCAATATTTTAACGCACTAAATAAAAAGGTTAAACCCCATCCCTTTCCATTAAAGAGGGGGGATAAAATAAATTATGAAAAAAATAGAGAATTCAAACCAACCGTCCGAAAGGGAGCTTAATATTAAGCTACTCAATTCTTACGCAACAATACTGAAAGGCATTTCCAGAGATTCGCAGGGTGTTATAGACACTGAATTGTATGAAATTTTGACAGGTAAAATAAAGGAACTACTAAAATTACTTTGATAAACCAGCCCTTTAGCACTTTGGGGGTTTATTGGATGGGCAAAAAGAGTTTTAAAAATAAAAAAAAATGAAATACTATTTAACTTACACCTGGATGGGTGTCGAAAACAATGATGAGTTTGATACCATTGAAGATTTTGTAAAAGAACTCACGAGAGTAAGCCAAAACAAGGCGATTAAAATCATTGCTTTTGGTATAATTTAATCAGTAGGGGGTATTAACAAAATAAAAAATAGCGATATGAGTAGACGCAACAAAAATAAAAATAAGGAACGTTTGATATTGCCCGGTGCCAATAAGTACGAATGGCTATTAAAAAACTATTTGCATCTTAACGATATATACAAGGGTAATAATGATATGCAAACTATCATAATCAATTCATTTTTTGTTCAATATGGTGGCGATAATGATACCCCTTGGAAGGAAAAAGTATTGGTAACACATGAGAATTTTGGGAAGTTTGCTCAATACGCTAATACTTGGAAACAAAATGCTATTTTAAAATGAAATAACTACATTTACAATTAAGTAATCAAAATCAAAAATAGCCATGGCTGAAGAAGAAAAACTAACCCCAGAATACATCGCTTCTATCGCAAGCACTTTGAGTGAAACGGAATTGGCTGAGCTTATAAGCGAATACGGCAATCAACAAGCGGATGATGCAAGCTATTGGGCTGATAAAAATGCAAAATAAGCCCCTACAGTCACTTTAAAACAATCACCCACATAAACTCTCAATAACATGAAGAAAATATCATCAGCGTAAAGCAATAGCGCTACAGCCCGGAAAACAGAATAAACATTAGGAAGCAAAATTATTTAACTTAAAAGAATGGCACAAAAAATAACTAAGGTAATGGAGAAAGATCCATACCTGGAAAGCATCACGGCACAAATCAACGAAATAAACGAGGCTATAAAAGCGAGTAACAAAAAGCAGTTCGATAGAATTGCAGAACTCGAAGCAATAAAAACCCATTATACCAAATTCAAAAAAATGATGGTAGATGGGAAATAGCTGATCGTATTTTTAAAATTGGATTTGAGGCCGGATGTGATAAACATACCGGTCTTTTTTTGTGCCTTATATTTTAATTGATAAGGAAGATTATGGAAAGTAAAAATATATTATCACCACAACAGCAGTTTTTTAATCAGTACAGAGGGTTGTCTGTGTTTTATTTGGATATGCTTACCAAACCAAAAACAGCCCCCTTCCCGCAAATAATGGAAGGTGATCATGTGCTGCTTAGAACCATTGACCAGTTAACAGATGATGAAATTATTGTTTTATGCATACTGTTTTATGGCGAAATTAGGCGTGATAAAATTATTGCAGCAACTGAAAGGTATAAGAAAAACCTATATAATTATTTTTTAGGAGATATTAACTCGCTGACTACTATTATTTATCAAACTTTAATTAGAATGGGCATCCTGTTGCCCTTCACCTATCTAAACGAGCAAAACCAACCAGTAACGCTAACCCCTGATGAAATTATTTCTAAGGGATGGGCTAAAACCAACCACCAGTAACCAGATAAAGCAAAAAGATATGAAAGTGACGCACATTAATGAAAATAATACCGAAGTTATAATAGACTTTGATGATATGGAATATCAATACCTAAGCCATGATAGCGAAGAACGATTGACCACTTATGAGTGCAGGGGGCAGGATGAAAGGGGTAATGTTTATTCAGGAATAGTAGATTGTTGCTGTGATGAATATGGTGACATCAGTGACATAGAATTAGTATCACACGCCCGAAACTCAGAAAAGAAACCATATCGGGCACGTATTTTATTAAAATCAATACGTTATTGGCAAAAGGTCGTTAATGGTGAATTGCCAGCAAAGAGGCCGATAGCTTATTATAAAAACAAACTGAGTTGGTATACTATCGGCGATATTTCAGTTCTTGATAAAATAGCTAATGGTCACTTAAATAAAGTTGCGTAATGAGTTACGGAGAGGTTAAACACGTATCAGGCAGTCCATTCAATTTTACTTATGCTAAAGGAATGACAATAGGTAGAACCAGGCATACAATTTATCGGGATTGGAATAAAAAAGTTCAAATGGAATATCACGGTAACAACGTTTCTTATTGGGCCGACAATTGTAAAACTGAATTTAAAACCGAACAGGAGCTTATAAATTGGTATAATTCAAACAATTCACAAGCACTAAATTTTGATAATGACCCTCCTATAATTTAATCAATTAACTAACCAGATAAACTAAAAGGATATGAAAAAGCAGGTATTTAAATGTAATTATTGTGGAAGGTTTTTACCAAAACGATTATGGTGGATGCTACCATGGCATAGATGCTGTGATAATTGTTCTTAATCTAAGGATTTAAAATTCGAATTTATATGAAAACAATTAAACTACAGGTAAGCGGAGACGGCTTAGAGGGTACGCCCGAAAACCCTTATGATGAATATGATTGGAGTGATTACGATGATAACAGAGATATTATGGTCTATCAGGATTGGGCTGTTGACCGTGAAGCGTTTTCAAGAGAACACCCACCCCTACCCCTCACAACTCCACAAACCCCAAATAGCATAGTTGAGGCTTTGGAAGAACCGGTGTGGCAGTATGAACATTTACTTGGTGGCTGGTATGAAGTGGCATTAATAGATATGCCTGTTAGGAAAAATACACGCCAAGCCTACAAAGTTATCACCCCAGTATCCAATAGTGAACCGAAAGAAACGGTAGAAGAAGCTGCTATTAGAATAATACAAAAAGAGCGTGGACAGCCATTTCATTCAGAAATTGAGTGCTTTAAACTCGGTGTTCAATACTGGCAAGCTCAACAGCAACAGGTAGCCAAAGTTGAAGAATTACGAGCCGCATTTGATGCAGGTCAAGAGTTTAATGATGAGTGCTTTTGTGGTGTGTGTGATTACTGTTTGCTGTTCGAAGGAGAAAAAGCACCTGATTTTGAAACATGGTACAACCTTAAATCAAATAACCAATAGAAAACATGGAAAACAAACCCGAACTTTTAGGTGAAGCCACCGAATTAAACCCGGAGATGGAAACACCCCAAAGTATTTTAAATACTTATCATCCGGTAAGTCGTGATCATAAACTTAAAACCGATTTATGGCGTGATTCAACGGTTTTGTTTGCTATGGAAGAATACGCCAACTACGCCAAAGCAAAAGAAAGGCAGCGTATAATTGGCGAAATACACGGAATAATTGAAATGTATTGGCCCAACAAACTACACATAATGAAGGCTATTAAAGATTTATCAACTAAACAGTAAAAAGATGACAACAGAAACAACTTATGATTCTTCAGATTTAGAATCTGGAAAATGTAAATCATGCGGTGATAAAACCGACGAAATATTAATAGGCGATGGTAGGTGTATTGATTGCATCGAGGCGCAGAAGTTTGAAGATGAAACATATCGAATATGGAATGGAGGGGATGAAGATGACGAGTATTAAACCACTTTTAACCTTCCTTTTATGCTGCCTTGCATTGGTGGGTAAGGGGCAGTATCACATCGCCGTTGTGAAAGAATCGAGTTATGTATACCACGTTGAGTTTACAAATAATGATTGGCATACAAAAGATGCAATTAAAGCCTATGAGCCAATTTTTCATAATTATGATGTGCAGGTGTTCGGTTCAGAATCAGCTTATTTAGATGCCGTTACATTTGCCAAAAAGTTTAAAACTTATGCCGATTGCTTGCTTTACAATAAAAAACAGCATGATATTTATATACACGACAATCCTAAAACACCAAACAAAACCATAATTTATTAAAAATGAAAAAACAAATCTTAACATTAGCATTATTAACCGGCAGCCTAAGTAGTATAGCTCAAAGGCATAGTAGAACAATTTATAGTTCTACGAGACCAACTCGTATGGCTTTTGACACTTTAGAATTTAATAATAAATTTCAGGACAGCATAAGTAAGTATGAAGATATTAACGAGTACTATCAATATTTTGGCAATGATACCCAAAAGCAAAAATACAAACCCATTATTGAAAGGTTTGTAAAATCACAAGACAGCTTGTTAAAAGTATCAAGGCGTAATCAATGGAAAAATGACTTGGAAACAAAGTATAAAATCAAGCTTGATTAGCAACCCAAAATTGGGGCTTTTTTTATTTGTATATAGTAGGTAATTTTACGGGGTAATAAATCGATAATTACGGAGATTTACGGAGAAGATGGCAAGATTTCAAACAGGTAATCCAGGGAAGCCGAAAGGTGCAGTAACTAAGTCTACAAAACTTGTTAAAGAGGTGTTTGCTGACGTGTTTTCAGAACTGCAAAATGATAAAGATGCTAAATTATTTGAGTGGGCCAAAAAGAACCCTACAGAGTTTTATAAACTTGCAAGTAAGTTAATCCCCATTCAGCTATCCGGCGATAAAGACAACCCACTACAACAGGTAACTATTTTTACATTGCCTGATAATGGTAGAAGCTAATATAAAAGTCATAAAGCCACAGCCGGGTTATCAAATGAAAGCCCTGTCATCCTCTGCTGACATTGTTATCGGTGGTGGCGCTGCGGGCGTTGGTAAAACATTTACACTTCTTTTAGAGCCGCTAAGGCACAAAGATGTTGATGGTTTCGGTACGGTTATATTTAGGCGTACAAGCCCCCAGATAAAGGCAGAGGGTGCTTTATGGGACACCTCAATGACTATATACTCATTGGTTAATGGTGCAGATCCACGTGAAAGTTCATACGAGTGGTTCTTTGGTGATAAATCAAAACTTAAATTTTCCCATTTAGAGTACGAAAAAAACATTTACGACTGGCAGGGATCGCAAATTCCATTCATTGGCTTCGATGAGCTTACTCACTTCACCAAAAAAATGTTCTTTTACATGCTTACACGCAACAGGTCTGTTTGCGGTGTAAAGCCCTTTGTAAGAGCAACAGTTAATCCCGACCCTGATAGCTGGGTTGCTGACCTAATAGCCTGGTGGATTAATCAGGAAACGGGCTTTGCTATACCAGAAAGAAACGGTGTAATACGCTTTTTTGCCCGTGATGGTGATAATTATGTTTGGGGCGATACTAAGGAGGAAGTACTTGATAAAGCCCCGCATCTATTCGACCAGGTAAGAGAGAAAACCGACATTGATTTAAACCATTTTATAAAGTCGATAACCTTTATATCCGGGAATATTTACGAAAACAAAGAATTGTTAAGCGTTGACCCTGCTTACTTAGGTAACTTACTTAGCCAGGATGATGATACGAAAGCTTCATTGCTTTACGCTAACTGGAAGGCCGTTTTATCTGATAACGATATATACGAATATTATAAGTTCTTAGGGATGTTTAATAATTTGTATGAAGTTGATCGAACTGGGAAATATATTACCGCTGACATAGCCTTAAAGGGGTCTGATAAGTTTATAGTGGGTTATTGGGAGGGCTATTGTTTAGAAGATATTTTAATACTGGATAAGTCTGATGGCAAAGAAGTAATTGATAGTATAACTTTATTTGCCAAATCTTATGAAGTTCAAAATACAGATATCACCTATGATAACGATGGTGTTGGTGGCTTTGTGGATGGCTTCATAGTCGGCGCAGTCCCCTTTATTAATGGCAGCGCTCCAATATCTATACCTGATAGTAAAATTGTACAGTCCGGGAAAGAGATTAAGCCCAATTATTATAATTTAAAAACCGAGTGTTATTATCTAAGCGGCGATAATGTAAATAAAGGCAAGTACAGAATCAGCGACCGGGTTGCAAATAAAATGTATGATGATAAAATGACTGTAAGGCAGCGTTTCATGTTTGAAAGAAAGGCTATTAAGCGTGATAAGGCAGATATGGATGGCAAACTAAGGATCATTGACAAAAAGGAGATGAAAACAAAGCTAAACGGCCAATCGCCCGATTTAATGGATATGTTCATGATGCGGGAAAGGTTTAACCTGAAGATTAACCGGGATGTAGATTTCGGATGGTAGTTATTTCTTTTTTTCTTAGGGGGTATTTATTGACGCTAAGCATTTGGCATATCCTTGGTATCTTAATCCATCTTTATTCTTTAAATTAATAATCATTTCACCTATTCCATAAGCAATAATTTTATGTTCAGAAAGGCGCTGAAGTTCACTTTCTGAAAGATCGATCTGCGAGTAATACTCATATTTATTATTTCCATCGTATCTTACTATAGATTTGAAAGTTTCGTTTTTCAATATAGAGCCATCATCAAGTTTTATATAAACCCCTCTTAAGTCGTAATCTAAGGTATAGGATAGGGTAGACACAACGATAGTGCTCGATTTTTGACCTTTTATAAAATATTTGTAAAGTATCACATTTTTTAATTGCGGAGAGACAAACGTTGTAGTCTCTTTAAACTCATTTACTGATTTTGAAATATCTTTACAATAGTTAGTTTGGGCAATAGCAACCGCATTAAAGATTGTGGAAAAGGCTATATTCAGAAGTATATTTTTCATTTTATGATTGTTTAGGTTAAATCAAATATATAATTTTTATTTTTGTAGACGACCAGGGGAAGCCGCAGTCCGGTATTAAACTAAATGAGTTTTCATTTTGAAATTGATTTGACAGCCCCTGGTTATTATTTTCTCCTAACGCCTAACCAATATCCGGTTGCGTCATGAAAGTGGGCTATATCTCTATCAGCTTCAATTAGTTCAAATACTGAGCAGTTTAAAACGTCAGCTATCTCCTGTATTACTTTCATTGATGGATTACCATTTAAACGGGCATTCAACGCCTGTCGACTGATCCCCAACTTACTCGCAAGTGTTTTTTGATCATAGCCATAACTTTTAGCTACCTCTTTAATTCTCAAATTCATATCGCAAATATATTAAAGAAATAGCAATATCAAACTATTATTTTACATTAAATAAATAGTGACAAAAAATAATTTGCATTTAATTTTGGAATTGTCAATCTATAGTTTTACATTTGAAGTGTCAAGTCAATTAAAACATTTCAAAAATGAAAACCTCAAAGAACACCAACACTTACGTTAAGCAACTATCGACTGTTATTGTACGTCAAAACGGTACGCAAGCCGGAATTAACGCATTAGCTGAATCTTTAAAGAGAGGGCTTAAATAATGAAAAGGCGTTTGTTCAATATCGCTTGGGCTACAGTAGCTCAATTCGATAGCTTCGCAGAAGCATTAAAACATGCTTGGTGTGTAGTTAAACTTCAATATGCGCTTTGCACCCAGGCCCTTGTTAACTTCAAATACAAAAAGGTTGACGGCACTATCAGGGAGGCAGTAGGCACATTGGAAAGCGTACCAACCCCTAAAGGAGGCTTTCGTAAGGCTAACTATGGTTTGCTTACTTACTTTGATCTTCAACAAAACGATTGGAGATGTGCTAAGGTCGAAAACTTAATCTTCTAAGGTCATGGGCGCACAACAAAATTACTTGCATGTAGTCCCTAAATGGCAAAACAACATCAGCAAGTCGGTCATGAACTCGTCGTTAGACATGGCTAATGCCTTCGCTGAAATATGGGATATAAAAAGTATGCTAAAGCAGGAGCGGGTATATGTAATATACTTTGATGCAGACAGAAAGGTTATCCGGCATGAGCTATTAAACATAGGCAGGATTTCACAAAGCATGTTTGATCAACGTATGGCGGTTGAATACGCTTTTGAATGCGGTGCCAGTTATATTGCTATAGCTCACAATCATCCCAGTGGTAACAGCACCCCATCACGCCCGGATTTTGCATTAACAAAAGAGTTTCAGGACACATTACGCCGGTTAGACATGTGCCTTGTAGATCACATTATACTAACACCAACAAATTATTATTCATTTCAAGATCACGGATACTTAAAATAATATGAAACACTTACTTAATCTGCGTGAACGTGACGGCAAGACCGTGGTTTCAGCAAAAGAACTATATGAATATCTTGGCCCAAAAGCACAGTTTGCAAATTGGTGTGATAGAATGTTTAAATATGGATTTAAAGAAGATGTGGACTTTTTAACAATTTTGTTAGAAAGTGCCGGAGGCAGACCTTCAACAGACTACGCCCTTACTATTGAGTGCGCAAAAGAGATTTCAATGATCCAGCGTACCGATAAAGGCAAAGAGGCCAGGCAATATTTCATTGAATGCGAAAAACGACTTATGGCCGAAGCAACTAAAGATATGCTAATCAGCGAAGCAGGTAAAAAACTTCAATTGCTTTTAAACATGGTTGAGGTTTACGAACCAAAAATCAGATATCTGGAAGATATACTACAATCGCCAACATTAATACTAACCACAATCATAGCAAAAGACTTCGGTATGAGTGCGATTGCTTTTAATCGTAGGTTGGTTGAGTGGAATATAATCTGGAGGCCCGGCAAGTCGGCCACTTGGGTTTTATATCGCGCATATCAGGACTATGGATTTACTCACACTATCACCCATACTTACAAAGATAAAGATGGAGTTACCAAAACATACCACACCATGGCTTGGAGTGAAAAAGGAAGATTGTTTTTACATGGTTTATTTTCAGCGGCTAAAATCGGGTGGAAATCAAGAAATGATTTCCTTGATAAATACGTGAAAAATAACGGACAAAAGCGAATAGCTTAAATAAAAAATAAAGCGAAGTTTCAATACCCTTAGGCAGTAATGTTTAAGGGATTTTTTTATTACAATAAATAGTAACTTTAAGGCGATAAAACGTATTTAATTTTTTGCAATGAATTTCATCACAAAATTTCTATTCGGAAACAGCATAGCGCAATTTATTAATCAAGGAATTGCCTTGCAAAACTCAGCCAATCTCGTAGACCAAACTCTATTCAGATATATAGGTGATGACATGCCAATTCTTAAGCATGATCAATTCGATTACGTAGGTAAGGCACAGGAGGCGGTAGGTGCGGTTTATGAGTGTACCGGCTTGATTACCAACAAGGCCCTTGAAGCACCCTTAATAACCTATGAAGTGGTGAATCAAAAAGCTTATAAACAATACAAAACGCTACAAAAATCTATGAGTGATAACCCACTTGATATTGCAAAATTAAAATCCTTAAAAGCGACCGCAATGCAGGAGGTAGATATACCGGCCATCACCAAGTTATTAGAGCATCCCAATCCAAAAATGAACGGCATTGAGTTTAGGGAAATGATGTATCTACTGTACCTGGTGGATGGCAATTCATATATTTACGGAAACCCAAAAACAAAAGATGGTAACGATTGGGTTGAGTTATTCCCGCTACCTGACATGAAGATAATATCGGGTGGAATTACTGAACCTATTAAAAGCTATTTTTTATTTTGGAAAACTGATAGGCAGCTTGAATACCCGGCGAATCAGATTAAGCACGTTAAAACGGCTAACATCCGTTACGGAACTACTGGAGGCCAATTATACGGGGTCGCACCCCTACGGCCTTATTTGTGGCAGCTTGATTACTTAGTAAACAGCGGTGTTCAAGCTGATAAACAGGCTAAAAATGGTACTTCTTTTGGTATTATATCGCCCAAAAACAAAGAAGATCAATGGAGTAAAGATCAAAAAGATGACTTCAAAGAACGCTTGATTGATAGTTATAATTCAAATTCCCCTCTTTCAAGATGGTTCCCTTCATCTGTTGGGTTAGATTATATACAGATTGGGTTATCTATTGCTGATTTAAACCTATTGGAAATGGATCAGGCTAAAGCCGAAGATATTTACAGATGCTTCCACGTTCCACTGTATAAGCGAACTACGCAAAACTCAGCTCTAAACAACCTATCCGAAAGTGGCAAGCAATTCATTTATGATGCTGTATGGCCTATGACTAATAAGTTCGATGCCGCTTTAACAGAGTTTATTTGTACACCTTATAAAAAATCAGCCGGTAAGGTTTATGTAATTGAAACCGATATTCAGTCATTGCCGGAAATGGCAACCAATATGCAGCAGTTAGCAACATGGTTGTCCCTGGCTCCTGTAACGACCAATGAGTTTAGAGAGGCAATCGGGTTCGGCAAATCAAATGAAGAGGGTGCAGATGCTATCATGGTGCCTATACAGCGAACATTATTGAGTAAGGCTATTGCCGGAGAAAATCCCGATTTGCAGACTGCAGCAAATGCGAACAATCTTGCTTCGGGTTCTTAGATCCCCACCTGTATAAATGAAACACATAAATGCCTGTCATTAAACCTAACTTCATTTTGGCATTTAAAGCACGTGCGCAGAAAATACTATCAAATTGTATTGAGTTTTCATGAAAGCCGCCTAACTTTACATAAGTTGAAACTCGAAAACATAAACAGAATGCCGCTGCAATGTGTGGGTAATAATTAACCTGCCCATAATAATCTTCATGTCGTTGGTTGGCTATAGCTACATGAGCAGTAATGCTATCTTCATCAAATACTCCAGGATGGAGCTGATAGTCCATAGCGAGCCGGTTAGTAACAGGGCCTAAAATATCAAAATCAGTAGTTTTAAGTATTTCTTCTAACTGCTTTTTGCTATCCGGACGTAAAAACATTACATCGTGATCAAGCAGGCAAATAAAATCGTCTGAATCCGCTTTAAGTTGATTAATAGCCCCATTGATAGCTTTGCCTATGTTTTTATCAGAGCGAAAGGGCGAAATATAGTGAACCATTAGCGGCAAAAAATTAAATTCTCGGCATTTACATGAGCCAATTTAAGCCCATGTAAGTCACAATAATTAGCGAACTGTGCTTTGAGCGCTGGAATGCTATTCCATTCAATACATAAAGCCCGACAACCCACATCTGTTAAATTTATTTGTTGTAGCACATCCCAATCCAATCCTTCAACATCAATTGATATAAATTCAAATATGGGTTGCCCAACATAATTATAAAAGGTTTCAAAATCCCAAACATCAACCTCATTATCTATAAATCCGACACCATTTTTACGCCACCGTTCTGTTTCTTCAGGTATTAAACTGGATACCAATCCCCAATCAGATCCATTCGGCATGTGTTCGGCGCTTTCGTGCAAGACAGCCCGACCATTTTCTTTTCCAATTGCTATTGTATGCACCTCAACACCGTGATTTTCTAAATGCAATTGTGTTAATGCTGTATTAATACTACCGGGCTCGACTAAATGAGCATTCCAGCCATTTTCAATAAGCAGGAGAGAGTTTGATAAAGTCCTGCCATCATTAGCGCCTATTTCAAGCAAAGTGCCTTTAAAGCCTTTAAAATAGTTTAATACAAATAGATCTTCCCGGTTTTGAGAATATGACTTCATAAGGCTTTAATTGTATTATCAATATTGGGTTCGCTGCCTAAGCTGAGATAAAGCATATCGTTTTCCGGGTGCGTATTAAAGCAAATGCCTGGATAAAGCCCCTGCGCATCTTCAAAAACGAAGATATTACACATAATACCACCGTTTAAATATCTCGGTTGCGCAATTCCAATCACTTTATCAATCTTGTAATCTTTAAATACCGGTAGTGATTGAGGTAAATTTAAATCAGGTTCATTTTTTTCGACAATTACGTTTAGATAGGCAAATGTTCTCTGTAATTCGTTTCCGTTAATTTTCATTTTAATTTTATTTTTATAGTCCCTGTGCTTTAATTATTATACTATCATTTATTTGTTTGTCAAATACCCCGGCATACTGTAATATTTCATCACCGGATCTGATCAGATGTATAAGACCTAACTTATATAAACATGCAGATGCGCATGAAATGTCGTGCCGGTGATCATCCCATCCACCGTTAAACATGCCATCTTGCTGTGATTTGCTATACATAGCCCAAAATTCTTTGCCAACTTCAGTTGAGTAATCGAAGCCCAATAATCCGGCATTGCCCATCAGCTTAATATTATAAGCTTCATCCCTCGATATTCCAAAGTATTTAAGTGTTCTATCATTACACCATTGGCCGAGCATAAAACCCGATTCCTGGAATATAAAGCCAGTTGATTGTACTATATCAAAAATTGGCTGCATCTGTCCAATAGCGAAGCACGAAGCATCCAACCAAAGTATTGATGTATAGCCCTGGTCAATAGCTACCTGTGTTGCAGCGACTTTAAACGCATAGTTATCTTCTGTATGTGGCTTGCACCCTAAAGAGCTTTCGCCAATAAAGCCTAAAAAATCTATCCCTTCCGAGTTGTCACGCAAGGAATCAGATAGCCGGGCTATGCCCTGAGCGTAGTTACCCCGCTTATTAGCGAATGATACAATGGCATTAGTATTTCTTGTGTTCGTAGTAGTCATAATGATATATTGGTTGTGTTATAATTGTTTCAGTTTTAAGTAATGGTAATAGTCGACGGCTATACTCAGCATCTTCGGCAAAGGAAATTTCAGGGAACCCTGCTTTTAAGGCTAATTCACGTTTTACTGGACTAATATGATTGGGAGTACGGTAATATTTTCCATTTTCTGTATACCAAGAACCAAATTCTTTTGAGATGTACCATTTCCTTTCGTTTGCTCCATCTGTTGTAATGATTCCATTAATGCCTATGCAATCTGCTCCACTTTTGCAGGCATCTAAGACTAAGGAAATGTAGCTATCGCTTATATGATCGTCATCATCAATGAACGTTATGTATTCTCCCCTTGCCTCTTTTAGAAGTTTATTGCGTTTTGTACCGATATTATAATCCATTGAGGGGTCATAAATACATTCAACCGTAGAGCGAATATTAAAAGCACCCTGTTTGTGCAAGCAAGACAATAACTCATTAAGTTGAACATCCCTGCTGGGCATCGTAGCTATAAGTACAGACAGTTTTACCTCCATATTATATTTGAATAAGGCATAACTGGATTGTCAATGCCAAAATTGGTTTCAAGCCGTTTGTTAAATAATCGCTCGCCTTGCTGCCAGGTAGCATCATTGCGTAAATTCAATGCATCTTTTGGCGTTTTTCCGGTTGTATAGTGTAAATGGTTAAAAGTAAGCGGCAACTTTATGTATTTGCCTGTCATAAGGGCTACAGCAGTTAATTCCTGATCGCAAAACATGTGTTTATAGTCTGGATGATAGATGTAACCGTATCGCTCATAATAAACCCTGTCCATAATTGGCATTGTAACCAAAGTTGGCTGTATTCCATCATCCACCTTTGCACAAAAGTCAGTTTTACCCTCCAATTCTTTTAAAAGCAAGGTGTCCCAACCCATAGGGCAATCTGTATCGTCACTGATGACAACCAATATGTCACCTATTGCTACTTTGGCAGCTTTGTTTATCGCCTCAATTGCTGATTTATTATCATAAGTGCAGCCTTTTTCGGTATATCCGAAGTTGTCAAACAATTTAAGGTAGTCAGGCAAGGCTTTATCATCATTATCAAGCGATAAGATGTACTCAAATACAAAACCTGCATTATCACGCCATTTGCAGGCGGTTGCAACCGCCTCTTTTGGTCTATGTCGGGACGGATGAATTACACTAATATTCATGACCATGAAATAACTATAACATCTTCACCCATCATCCCCGTTGCCTTGCTTAATACAAAGCCTTTTTTTAAAAGCTCTTTCATAATATCAAAAGGCATAACCATGTCAAAAAACCTGATAGTTCGTTGACCATTTTTTGATTGGTTATAAATACTTTGTAATAAGCTTTCCATTTTAGGAAAGCCGTTAAGTGTTAATTTCGCAGCATCTACAGCACTAAAGTTTTCAGGCATTTCATTTTTAATTTCCATAATTATTTAAACGGTTTAAATTCTTTACTATAAAACTTCTGTTGGTATAATTCATAATTGGTTGGAATATGAACCCGGTCGGTACTGTTAAAGCTGCTTTCGCAATCGGAAAGTTCAAACAGTCCTTTGGAATTGGGTATATCAATATATCGTGCAGGGGTTAAACCACAGTTAAAAATCCTGTCAGATAGGTTTACATGCTCATAGCCATATCCCTTAAATGATGTATCCCAGCCACCCACTTTGTCAATAGCTGCCTTTTTAAAGTATAACATACAGCCATTAGGGGTTTCAAGTTCATCATAACTAACCAATTCAACATCTCCTTTGCCTGATTTAAATGCCCTAACAGTTGTCCGTATAACATTTCTGTCATAATTCCAACATGCATGATTTAATGGTGATTCGGTATAAGGTTTCCACCAATCTTCAGTAATGGGGTATATGTCATCATCAACCATGAAAATATGATCGGCATAAGCGCACATAGACAGCACTTTGTTTTTATTGACGCTTACGGGTATTTTTTGTTTGTTATATACATAATATATATAAGCGTTTTTCGGCAGTAAATCCTGCCATTTCTTTAGGTTTTCCCAAAATATATGATGCCTGTCCGGAGTGGTCGTTATACCTATCGCTATGCTCATATCCCAGAACGATTAATATTTAATCCTCTTATCACATCTTCGCCTTTAATAATGACGCATTGAGATGACAGCCCATCCATTATAAACTTCCGTGATAAATTGGATTGAGAACGTCCTTGTTTCTTGGCCTCATCGGCTAATCTTTTACGAGTTCCATCTGGAACTACAATTGAAATTCTTTCGCTCATAATGGTGTAAAAGTAAGCATTCGTAATATCAAAAAAAACACAATAAATTTTTATCTTTTTAATTGATTTACTTTTATAAAAAATATGGATAAGCAAAAACAAAAAGATCAGGCAGATAAGCTAAAAGAATTGGCTAAAAAACCCGTGTCAAAAGAAATTGCTGCATCTATTAAACAAAAGCAATTCGGCCTTAATAATTCATTCACAAAATGATATTTAAATGCATTGAATTTCCTGAAAAAGAATTTGCTTCACAAGAGGAAATGTTTCTGGCATTAAAGGCTAATGAGGCAAAAATAATTGGGTTAAAAAAAGCTCAAACATATAAGTCTTGTGAAAAAGGACAAATCGCTTTTCTAAACCTGGACATTTCAAGAATTGAATCGCAAATTAAGGCTGATTTTGAAATAAAGGATGACCATATATACCCGGTTATCAGCACTACTCGATTTATGGATAGCCATAAGGACGTTCACTTCGACAATTGTTTCGCTAAAACAGTGCCAGAACAGCAGGGAAAAGTTCATTATGCTTTAGATCACAAATTGCAGTTTGATACGATTGCTGCTTGGCCTAAAGATGTTTCAATGTTTATATCTCCATTAGACTGGAGCATGGTGGGTAAAAACTATTTCGGTAAAACGGAGGCTTTAATATTTGCCATTAAAAAATCAAATGTTCGACCAGATGTTTTAGACGCTATTGAAAACAGGAAAGCTGATTTTGAAAATTCTATCCGAATGGGATATGACAAGATAAAACTTGGTATCAATTCGACCAATAAAGACCTTAAAGAAAACAAAGATTATTTCGATAGGCGAATAAATGAAATTGCCAATCGTGATCAGGCTGAAAAGGACGGATACTTTTGGGGGGTTGAAGAATTACGCATACATAAAGAGGGCAGTTTAGTTGTGGCTGGCGGCTCCAATAGTGCAACAGGAATAATTATAAACGACCCGTCGAAGGGCAGTCAATATAATAATGAACCGAACCCGCAGGATAGCAGTACGGTAAGTAAAATTAGTTTTTATCACACATTAATTTAAAAATCAAAAACATGGAATTTAAATATTTATCCCCTGCGGAGTTTGATGCCCTATCCGAGTACAAAAAAGAACAGTACCTGGATAACAAGGCTAAACATGAAGCGAAGTTAGCTGGAGAATCTGCTAAAACAGCAGCACAAAGTGTTGTTAATGAGGCCATAGATGCCGCTAAAACTGAATTAACCGGGCTGATTGATGAGGCTAAGGCAGAAACTGCTGCGGTATCTGTAAAACTTGGTGAAGCACAAAGCGAATTGGATGCTTATAAAGCTGAAAACAACCGTATTCGTATAGCCGCACAAGAAAATGAGAAAAAAGGCAAATTCTTTGATGAGGCCATTCTCGAAATGATGGAAACCGATAGCGTTAAAGCAGATCTCGCAGCAATGCGTGGTGACAAAAACGCTAAAGTAAAAGTTACCTTGAAGGATGTGGGTACAATGGGTATTTCATCTATTGCCAATATTAGCATGGCAAATGCTCAATTACAGCCTGGTATTAATCAATTGCCAAATCGTCGTATACACATGAGGTCAATTATGAACACCGGCCGCATGACAACTTCAGATTACCATTATCTGCGTGAAGTAGGTGGCGATGGCGATGTAGGCACCTGGACAGAAAATAGTGGCGCTAAACCACAAATCGACCTGACCTACATTGAAAAAGTTGCACCATCTGAGTATGTAGCAGGATGGCTAAACATTAGCCGTAAAGCACTTGATGACGTTACCGCACTGCGTTCTGCACTGTCTCAAAGGCTTTTGGAGAAATTCCTTATAGCTGAAGATGCGCAAATATTGAATGGCAACGGAATTGCACCCAACTTAGATGGGTTGTTGAAAAATGCACAAGCATATAATGGCACTCAAACATTTTTGGTGGATAAATTATTAGATGCTGCCGCTCAATTGGAAGAAAACGAGTATTACACAGACGGCTTTTTAGTTAAGCCACGTGATTGGGCATCTATTTTACGCACTAAAGGCAATACTGATGAGTATACATTGCCTGCTTTGGGTGTTGTCGTTATGCAAAATGGCATTCTGTATGTTGGTGGTGTCCCTGTTTACAAAATGAACGGCATGCCATCAAATAACCGTCAATTCCTTGCCGGTGACTGGATGTTAGGCGCTCAATTATTATTACGTGACGATCCAACTGTTGAATTTAGCTACGAAAACCAAGATAATTTTATCAAAAACGTTATCACAGTTCGTGTTGAAGGTCGTGATGCATTAGCAATCTATTACCCTGAAGCCTTTGTAAAAGGTTCAACAGGCGCAACCACTTAATATCAGTTGGTTTTCATATAGGTGTTTTGGTTTAAAGCCCGGCTCATAACCGGGCTTTTTTTAGTAATAGTTTAATTATATCATGGACGAACTTTCAGTTATTTCATTAGAGCAAGCAAAAAATCATTTGGTAGTACTGAATGATAACTTTTATGATGCTCAAATTACCGGAATAATTAAAACTGCTGTGGGCATGGTTGAGCAGTATACCGACTATAGACTGTATCAACGTGACGTTGATATCCCTTTGGTTGATTGCAGGCAGGATATAACGCTATACCCAATAACTATAAACGGAATTGATAACGATGGCTCTGATCAAGCATATAAGGCGATTCAAAGAACGCTTTCAATAGTTGTAACATGTCCTACCTGGTATAATTCAGTATTAAAAGCAACCGTAGGCTATGATGATCTAACTGAAATACCCCAGCCATTAATCGGGGCGTGTTACAAGATCATCACCTATTTATTTGAAAATAAAGACGCTTACGAAGCCACTATACCATATGATGTCCAATGCATGATTAACCAATTTAGAAGGAGTGCAACGATATAATGGCAAAGACCAGATACGAAAACAAGACCATGTATGATCCTGGGCGATTCAGGTATCCTGTAACTTTTTTACAAGAGATTGTAGATGAGTTGCCTGATGGTAGTATGGTAGTATCTTTTCATCCTGTTTTATCAACACGAGCAATCAGGGAGGCAGTAACAAAGCGCTTTTCAACGTTTGGCAATATTACTTTGGATGCCGGAGCCACAATGATGAATGACTATTGGTATTTCACGATAAGGTTTGTACGAAGTGGGTTTGTACCATTAAAGGATATGCTACTATCAACACCCGATGGGATCTATACAGTGAATGCCATGCCTGAATTGGATGAACCGCCTAATTATTGGAAACTTTTATGTGTAAAGACAGATAAAATTATAACAACATGACACCGCAACAAGCAATAGAACAGTTACAAAATTTAGCCAAAAATAGCAAAGAAGCTATGAGAAAGGCTGAATTTACCGTGAACAATAATATTGCTTTAACTGCCATTGAATTAGCTCCGGAAAAAACTTCCTTGCTTGTTGAAAGTATTGAAATACTACAAGATGATACAAAGAGCAGTGTTGTGGTTAATGCACCATATAGCGGTTATGTGGAATTTGGGACAGGTCCTTTCGCTAATGAATATGTTGGTGGATTGCCCGAATCATGGAAGGATGAAGCAATGAAGTTCTTTGTAAACGGCGAAGGACATACACAGGCGCATCCATTCTTCTATCCGGCAGTTCAAAGGCATTTGCCTGAACTAATACCAGAGGTAGAAAAAGAACTTGAAAAACTAACACAATGATATACACTCCAGAGAAACCTGTGCGTACTGCATATATAACTGCTTTGCAAATAGCTACAGGGCTGGGCGTGTTTCCTGATCTTGTGCCGAAGTCAACAGCAACACCTACTGCATATATATTGCTTACAAGCCAAACCAAGACGCGCACTGCTGTTGCAAAACCAACTGGACAAACTAATTTGTCCGACAATTTTGGCTGGCTTACGAGTATCGTGTTTGACATTCAATATTTTTCACCCAGCGGATATTCAAACCCTGGTGCAGTTGATGATATTGAACAGCAAGTAATTAATGTCGCAGAAACAATAGAAGTGCCTGGATGGGCAATAAAATCAAGAGTGCAAGTACAGTCGACACCGCTTCCGGTTAACACACCAATTAATTTTATAAACAGGCGAGTATTAACCTATCAACACTGGATGGAAAAATTATGATATCAGGTAATTTAATCGGCTTAGTTATAAATGGGGCTTTCGTATCATGTGAAACTTCATGCCAAATAAATTTTAACCAAAATATGATTCCATCGAGTGCAATTGATAGCGGCGGGTGGGCTGAATTTGTTTCCGGTCTGAGATCGTGGACAATATCAGTGAATGGTAATTTGCTTTTAGAAGCCGTTGGTAGTGATATTAAAGCAATGATTCAAACCGGGTTCATTAATCAGTTGCCAATGTTTGCACAATTTAGCACCAGACCATCAAGTGATATACAGTTGCAATTTAGTGGTGCTGTATTGTTTAATACGGCCAGTATTTCAGCAGCGGGAACAGGCGTTGCTAATTGGGTTGCCACTCTGCAAGGAACGGGCAAATTAACCCCAACTTATCAGGATTTCCCATTGCTTATAGACGCAATGCCGAGTGAAGCAGATTATCCGATTATTGTTGACGAAAGTGGGGGTTTTTAATTTTAAATATATACGGAAATGTTAGGCATTTGCGCAGTAGTACATGATGGTGGTTGGAGCGTATCAAACGAATGTGTTTTTGATGCTGATAAACACCTTGTAGTTGAAGGTGAAAATAAATATTCAAAACAAATTTTTACTATTAAATTAAATAGTAAATTTGATGGTAAAGGACAACTGTTTGAGGGTGATAAAGTTGAATGTTTATTTAAGTCTGAAGATGGTAAAAAATATGCATTTATTGGTGTCGTTAAAAGCATCGGAAAACAGCAAACAGTAATACATGAATTATTAAAATCTGAACGATATAACGAAATACTTAAAAAAATAAAACAATGAACACTCAAAACTTAGAAGGCAGGCTTATCGGTGTTACAATCGACGGCAACTATTACAACTGTCAAACAGCAGGCGACCTAACTTTGGGTACGTCTTTGACAAAGAACCCTATTTGCAAACCCAATCCAACATCTGGTGCAGGCGCATTAGCGATTGCGTGGGAATCATCAAATGTTGATAGTAAAAACTGGCAGATAACATTCTCTGCACAGTCATTTTTGGATAGCATTACAGGATACAAAAACAACAACGATTTGATCGCTGCATTTGTTACTGGAACGCTTTTAGTTGATGTGCAATTTTTAACATCAGCAGCACTTACTGACACTGAAAATTATGAACATGATTTCTTGTTTGAAGGTCAAGGCATATTGGGCACAGTTAAATTAAATGCGCCGGCACAAGGTGGTTCAACCTATGATGTCACAATTACAGGTAACGGAATGCCGACATTTACGTTAATTCCTTCAACTACCTAAAAATGGCCGAAAGGCGAGCTGAGTTAGCCAGGATTAGCCACCATTCAAAAAATACATGGTTAATCAATTACAAGCTATGGGCTGCATGTGGATGTTATTATGATAGGTTCGTTCTGCAAGTTCAGGGCGAGCCTACTGAAGATGAAGCTTTAAAATTAATAAATGAAGATAAACATAAACGGTAACGAATACGGATTGCATTGGGGAATGCCTGCTTTAGGCGATATGTGCGAAACGTTAGATATAACGATTGAAACATGTATTGAATTAATTGTAGGCGGTGGCGATCATAGCCCATTTAAACGAGCTAAAGCAAGCGCAGTAGCAATATTATGCGCTATGAACCATTATGCCAGGCTAAACAGATTAGAATATCCCGATGTAACCATTTACGAGGTGGAAAACTATTGCGATGTTGCCCCGCGAGAAGAGTTTAATAAGATCCGAGAAGATTTTTCAAACTCCATGATCAATGGGCGTTTAGTAAGCGATGTATTGGGTTTAAATTCTGCTCCAGTGCAGCAGCAGGTTAAAAAAAAATCCCAATCCACAAAAAAATCCTTATCCTCTACGAAATAGGGTATAAACCCCATGAAATAGACGCTGTTTTATATCGAGATTATAATATGATAATTTCGGGTTATTATAGAAAACAGGAGAGGGATGCCAATCTGGCCCGAAATGTAATGTGGTATATAAAGCATTTTTCAGGAATGGGTAATCCGGAAAGAGATTTACCTAAAGATATATGGCCATTAAATATGGATAATGAAGATCAAAAACAAATGATCACAACGTTAAAAATGGCGTTGGAATTATTGAAAGAATTTTAAAAAAAAGCCGCTATTTATTGGCGGTTTTTTAGTTTAAATTTATAGTTGATATGCCGATTTTAGAATACTCAATAACGGGTGACAATTCCGGGCTAATTAGTGCCACAAATAAGTCAATTGCCAATATTGAGAACTTAACTAATGCGGTAAATAATGCAAATGTTTCACTGCAATTTAAAAACGGAATTGCAGCCTTAGACACATTAGGTCAAAGGCTTTTAGTAGCACAGGGTAATGCCACCCTTTTTGGCGATAGTGTTGCCAATCAAACCCAGCAAATTTCTGCTTATCAATCCGCCATAAATTCATTGCTTGCAAATGGGTTTGATCCGATGGATGCGGACGTTCAAAGACTTAAAGGCCATGTTGATGAATTAAACGCATCGCTTGCATCCACACCTAAGGTTAACAGATCGTTTGTAAATGATACTTCTACCGGTCCGAGTGCAGAAAACATTTCAAAACCTGAATTAACAGGGTCTGTTCAAAGTCAATCTATATTAATAACAGCACTTAACGAACAACTTGCATCTGGCACAATAAATGCGCAGCAATATGCTGAAGCACTGGCCGGTGCAAACTCTACTGCGCAAACGTTAGGACAAACCACGCAGCAAACAGGAGAGCAAATACAAGCTACGGACGGCTATATCAATGGTTTAAAACAGGCTTTAGTAGATCTCAATGCTTTAAGATTAAACGCACCAGAACAGGATTTGGTGGCTTTAAATGCTGAAATACAACAAACTGAAATTGCACTACAGCAAGCAAAAAACATTGGCAAAGCCGGTTTTGATGAGTTGGGCAACTCAATTAAGGGGGTTTCGTTACAAAATGTTAATGGTCAACTCGTCGCATTATCAAATAATTTATTTGGTGCCAGGCAGATTGCTAAGGATGTTGTAAGGACATTGGATTCAGGTTCAATATCGGGAGTAGCCAAAGGCATCGGACTGTTAGCTGTTGATTTTCTATATTATGCTCAAAATGCACAATTCGCAGCGGGTGCAACCACAGTAGCAACAGGAGCGATAGCTACAGAGGGAACGGTAGCTGCAACAGCAGGTATTAGTACAGCGGCTTTAGGTGCTGCTTTCGCTTCTTTATTAACACCCGTTAACCTGGTCATATTGGGAGTTGCTTTATTGGGTGGCGGGTTTCTTGCTTATGAAAAGTCTCAAAAGTCAGCATCGCAGGCTGCAACAGAACATTTAAAGGCTTTGCGCGAACAAAAGCAGGCTTTGGAGGATGTACTTTCAACTCTTTCTGCGCAAGAACAGGTTCAGGCCAAAGCATCAGAAGCCTATAGCGAGCAAATTTCAAAATTGGGGGAACTTTATTTGGCTTTAGAAGATCAGGTTAAGGCTGGGAAAGATTATTCTGCCCAGTTGGTTGACCTACAAAATGCATTTCCTCAATTTTTTGCTAACATCGATACATCTAAAGCTAAAACCGATGATTTAACTACTGCCTATAAAAACGCTACTGAAGCAATTAAGGCATTAGGAATTGTTACCGCTGCTAATCAATTGGCCGGTGGTGCAAATGTTGATTTGGTTAAGAATCAGGTTGGAGCAAATAGTTTGGTGCCTCAACTTTCGCAAGCGAGAGCGCAACTGATACAACTTCAAAAAGAAGCGGAATTAACAGCCGATTCACGGAAAATACTTGCTTCTCAATCAGGGACATCTACTTTAGATCCTGATATATTAAAACAAGAAGCTAAGATAAATGATCTTTTAAATCAAATACAAAAATACAATCAGGCCGTTGCATTAGCAAAGAATCAGGTTGCGCAATTCAATCAGATTGCCGCAAATAATCAAAGTGCGGCAGATGCAGGTAAAAATTCAGGATTAATTAATGGATTAGAACAACAACTGAAAAACCTGAAGGATATTGAACCATATCTTAAAACACAAGAGCAGGTTAATGAAAACATTGCAAAGCAAAAGCAAATACAGGCTGAATTAGATGCTATTGAAGGAAAAAACGCAGCCAGTTTAGTAAAGTCTAAACAGGAAGAATTGACTATTCAGCAGCAAATAGCAGATATCGTTGCAAAATCGGGCGCTGATGCAAATAAATCAGGCTTAACTGGCTATGCATTACAGGTTGCTGACATTACAACTAAGTATGTTGCCTTTGGTGTCCAACTGGATAAGATAGCAGAAAAAATATCTTATCAGGAAAAACTATTCGCCGCAACAAATGGCAAAAGAGGTTTATCCCCGGCTCAGGGAGCCAAGGATGCCGCAGCTGTGAATAATGCACGTGGAATTCTAACTGTTAATGAATCAAAACAACTTTCGGATGCGCAAATAAAAGACGCTCAAAATACAGCCGATGCAATAACTAAAATTAATAACGATTTTGGGGTTAAGCAAGCAAGTGGCTATAATGAAGAGTTAAGCCGAGTTAAAAAACTTTACGACGGCATTATATCTACAGCAACGGAAGGCACATTAACCCTTGCGCAGATCAATGCCAATTATCAAAATGCGATAACTAAAGCAGGGGGCAACAAAAGCGCGTTAGACGCAGCCAAGGCTAACTATAATGCACAAATACAGCAGGCTAATGATGCTCAGGCTAAAATATTAGCAGCGAAAGCAGATCTTTTACCGGCAATTCAGGCCATTGATGAAAAATATATACAGCAAGAGCAGCAGACCTATGATAAAATCATTGATATTGCTAACCAGGCATTCTCTGTATTAGACGATGGCGAAGAAAGTCGGACTGATAAAATTAATACTGAATGGCAAAAACGAATTACATCAGCAAATGCATATTTTGATAAACTGCGTGATTTGGCTGTTGCCAGTAAGTTGCCACAGTCCGCTGTTGATAATATCAATTCTGTTCAATCGCAAGTAAATGGCGTATTAAATGCCGCTAACTTCAAGCAAGTTTCAGAGGAAATATCAAAAAACTTTGCTGAAGCTATGCAATTAGCGGTACAGGGATTTATAAGTAATTTTTACACGTCTATAACCTCATTAGGAGCAACAAGGCAAAGTATTGATGAAAAATATGCCCAACAAATTCAAGCACAACAAGATGCTTATGCTCAAAGCCAACTTAATAACGACGGTAAAATATCGCAAGCCCAAAATGCGGCTGCAATTGCTCAGATAAATAGAATAAAGGAACTTGAAAAACAAACCACAACCTCTTTCGGTGCTATTTTCAGCGACTTGGTTAATAAGTTTCAGTCAAGTTTCAACCAAAGTATTCTACAGAGTTTTACTAAACAATTTACTGAAAATTTAGGCAAGACTTTAATTGCTCCAACACCCTCACAGTTAAAAATATCTCCAGAAGAACGATCCGCACAAGAGGTATCAGCTTTATTAAAATCAGCTGGAACATCATTGTCTGACCAAATTAAGCAGGCGGGATTAGATTTCTATAATGCCACAAAAGGTGGGTCTATAAATGGATTATTGTCAGGAACAAGTGGTGGATCTTCTCTGATACCTGGGATTACCGCCAATCAGGGATTGGGAAGTTTCGCGCCAAATCCTGACGGAAGTGTTGATTTTGGCGATACAATTGCAAGTTCATCAACCCTATTGGGCGATACATTTAAAACCTCTGCCGAGACAACTACTTCAGCCGCCGCCACAGCGGCCAAAACAACAACAGGAGCCGCTGATCATCTGTCATCAAAGATAGCTTCAGCAGCGGCTGCTCTATCTGTCGCAGGCGGATTGGTAAGTGGTGCAACGTCTCCAACAAGCAAGGTTGGGCAAGGTATAGGAGGTGCGTTGTCTGGTGCCGGTGCAGGGGCATTGATAGGGACTGCTTTAGGGGGGCCGGTTATAGGCACAGCAATAGGTGCTGTAGTTGGATTAATTGGGGGTATATTTAGTGCCTCAAAGGCGCAAAAAGAATTGCAAGCACAACAATTGGCCGAACAGCAACAGCAGACTGCCCTTTTAAAAGCAAGCTTAGCTTATACCTCACAAATTATTGGTCGAGATACTGTTAATGGGGTAGTTACAGGTGTTTCTGTTAGTGCTTTCGGACAATTAACTGCAACGGTTTCAGGTAAAGATTTAAAATTTGTTTTAGATAGAAACGCAAATGGCCGTTAAATATACCATACCGTACAAATCAATGGATGATCAACAATGGCGAATTGACATATTAGACAGTACGCCTGGGGATGGAACGCCAATTCCAATACGGGGAAATGGTAGTGCAGGTGTTGTTGCATGGGTCCCAGACAATACGGATGATCCATTTTCTTGTTTCAAAACGTCAACCCTTACCATGAATTTAATTCAGGAAGGCCAGATAAACATTTCCGAACTGCAAACAGCACAAGATCGTGATTTTATTGTAAAACAATACCAAAATGGCATACTAAAGTGGCAGGGATTTTTGGTGCCGGATGGGATTTCGTACCCATTATTAAGCAATCCCAATAATATAACCCTGTCTGCTATTTGTGGGTTAACCATGCTTGCTGATATACCATATACGCATACCGATTTACAGGGCGTTACAAGCGCATTAGATTACTGCCCGATGAATTACATAAGAGATATATTATTTCTTAATCTGGGGTCTTATTTGCCAATACGTTGGACTAATCTGCTCCAGTGTACAGCTTTTGACAACCAGGATGTATTTACTGGTGGCGTACAATGGTCGGTGAAGGGAGAAGGGTATCTTTCCTACCAATCGGGGCAAGATGGCGATAATCCAGGACCTCAACAAACATGTGATTATATCTTAAAGGGTATTTTACAATCTATGCAATGCACTATTTATTTAGCCGATGGGAGGTGGAATATAAGGCGCATCAATGATGTTGTAAGAACAGTCGTTCCGTATAAGCAAATTGACGCAACTACTGGTATAATGGTAATACATTCTGGGTCGCAGAATATTACAAAACTGATTGGAAGAAATGGATTCGGGTTTTTAAATGAAAATGCGGTTGTCACGGTTAAGCAGGGTGTTAAAACATGCAAAACAACCTATTCAGCCAATATTCGTGACAATATTTTACCTAATGGAAATCAAGATTTGCTATTAACACCACCAACATCACCCTTATATTGGGGATTTTATACAGTAGAGTTTAATACTGCAATTTCTGTTGATTCACTACACAAGCGCAACGGCAAGGCAACACAAATTTCGCATTTATACACAGGAGAAAACGAGCAGAATGGTTATTATACTCTTATCAGCGAAGGCGGGACGTTAGAACAAGACGGATTGCCAGTTGATCTAAAAACATTAATTGCTTATATAAATTTTGGATTTACCTTTTGCCCTGTCTATGGATTCCCAAACACCGATGATATTATCGATTGGTCGTCTGAGCCATTCAAGATAAGGGTTGTTTGCAATATAGGGTCCAATAAATATTATTTAAACAAATTTGGTTTTTGGCAACTTGAATTTACAGATATTCCAATTGTGGTAGACAACCTAAGAATTAATGATGTAGCCCAAGTTGATTTTAATGCCTTTCAAAATGTTATTATGCCGGAGCCGCCGACTCAGCCAATAGCTGGAGATACATGTGACGTACAAATAATTTTCGTTTTACAGGGCACACAGGAATATATCATAGACGACATTTATATCAATATTGCGAAAGGCAATGACGTGTTTGAGAGTACTTATAAAAACACAAAGAACACTTCTGTAGATGAAAGACAACTAAATATCAGTAGTAGTTTTGGTGGATACATGATTAGCAATTTCATGACAGATTGGAGTAAAAGCGATTCTGAGTGCTTTTTCAGGGATGAAGAAGCTTATACCGGAACACTTACGGGGCTAAACTCAAATTCAATTATGAGGTGCCTTTATAAGGCAATGAGGATACTAAATAGTGATATAAATGTATTTAACAAATCGTGGTCTTTCGACAGCACATTTTTAGCTGATAGCATGGGTACGTCTTTATTCCTTCCGCTCAATGCATCTTATGACACAGAGAAGTGCCAGATTAACGGATTAGTAGCTATAGAAATACGAAATGATTTTGTAGATTTAAGTGAAAAATATTACAGTTCAAACGATGATCAATTGTCGAATTAATTAACAAGGAAATGCCAACTTACGAAGTTTTAAATGCACGTGTAAAGCAGAAGTTAAATACTGAAGCACAATGGATTGCCGAAGAGGATGATTTTGGGGTTATTTTTGAGGGCGAACAGGCTTTTGTTTATGACGAAAGTGGCAATGCTGTTAATTTTAAAATTGGCGATGGAACTAAGAAATTTAGCGAGTTGCCGTACTTTATTGCTTACTATACCAATATCACTTCGCAAAAGGTTTTATCATGGATAAATACAACGGTAAATGTAAGTGCTGCAAGTTCGTTTCGGGCCAATTCATTATTAACTGATATTATAATTTACAATAATTCAGGATCGGTAATCCCTCTTAAAATAGGGGTCACCGATGGGGGGTCAGAAATATGTAGCATTAATGTTCCAAACGGAGCGAATACTGTAAGTAGGCATTATGCTTTTACTGGGGTCGAAACGATTTATTTAACAGGGTTGACAGGGTTGGAGTGCTCTATATTCCTGCTTTACGTGCAGGTGGATGAAAGCCCAGCCGTTCCACCTTCGCAGTCATCCTCTGGTAAAATACCGGCTGGTTATGTTGGTATTTTTGAGGAAATACCTGATTTGGGATTAACTTACGAAGCTGTTTGGGATTTTACTTCTGGATTAGCACGTTTAGGTTTCGGATACGACAATTGCGTCATTTGTGGTACAAATGGGACTAAAGTTAGGGAAGGCGCAGTTTCATTGCCATTTAAAACCGGACAGATATTTTCAAGCAATGTGGGCGACCCCGGCAATGAGGTGTCATTAACCGTTGACGATCTTCAGCCATTTAACGTTAAAACACCAATAGGAGTAGATAGATATCATACAACAGCAGGTGGAACGGATAGCCCTTTTAGTCCTGGTAACATTGCCTCGACCACACTATTAACATCACAAACGCTTGGCTCAGGAAATTCTGTTAGTATTCAGAATTATGGTATTATAGATTTATGGTTTAAAGCAATATCGTAATGAGAGCAACAGAAATTATAGAAGCACTACAATCGACAACACCGGAGGATAAGTTATTATTGCTGTCGCTACTTACGTATGAGGACCTTCCTATAACCGATGATTTGACCGACAATGATGTTCCTGCATGGAAAAATGTAGAGGATATTGTTGGGACTATTTCAGCAGCTCCATTTCTATTTAATTTACCGTCGGGGTCAGAAACCCCTATCGTAATAAACTTTACCGATAATACTATCAAAATTGGATCTGCCAGCCCTATTCCGATAGGTGAAGACATGTCAAATTATCAAAAAAACCCTGATGTAAAATTCACGGTTATAATTGATGACACAAACACGAAGCCAATTGGAAATGAAGGCTGGATTACCAATCAAGAATGGGCTGATGATACGTACATTTCATTAGTTAATTTAACCATTCAACCAGACACAGATACAGGCGTTGCTGGAGGCTTAACATTAGATAATATTAACATAATAATAAAGCCTTAAAACAACACTATTTTTTATTAAGAATGTTGTTTAATTTTATAACGAAATAAAGCGCTCTTTACGGGCAATAAATATGAAAGAATACAGGTGTGAGAAATGCGGTAAATTTATTATTGAGGGACTGTTTTTTGGTGCCTTAAAAAAAATCTGCAAATCCTGTAAACATGAAAACTTAATATTCGATAACTCTTTGCCGTCCGCTGCGATGCTTAAACTCATAAAAAATGAAGAAGCATTTAGCGGCAATACTACTATTTCTATTAACGCTTAATGCGTTTTCTCAAGGTGGCAATACTACAACACTTCCATCGCCAACTACCTCTGTAGCGCTTTCTCAAAGGATATATGGTACTCTATCTGATAGTTTAAGGCAGTTTTGGTTTAATACTCAGAATGTCGGTTGGAATAGATTTTATTCAGCTACAGAAGTAAATAAGTTTTTTAAATTAAAGTCCGATAGCACAGCTAACAGCGGATATGTAACACATGGTTATTTTAATGCACATGCAGGTGGTAGCGTTAATATTTATAATTCAAATGGAACAATTACCTCAAATAGAACTGTTACAATAACTGGTAAATCCCTCACATTTGGCGATTTTACTAAAACGGGATTATCTATTTCTGATGCCGCAAATGATTTAGAGATACAAGGTGGTACTGGACAATCTAACGCATCATTTAATAGCAGTAATGTAGGCTTTCAATATGGTGGTGTGGGAATTGCTCCAGCTAATTTAACTCTTAATTCAAACGGAATACAATTAAATGTAGCAGATATAACAACTGCTTCCATTAATCAATCGATCAACGTTAATACACAGGGGATTTTTTTAACCGATAGCATTAATAATAGATTTCCGCGTGTAACTCATCATTATCCCTATCATCCCGGATCGTTGGAATTGCCCGATACGAAAACTATTGATAGCTTAATATCTGCTGGGGGTGGCAACACTATATATACAGGCGATGGCACATTAACCGGAAACAGATCGGTTAATATATCCACTCACTCTTTAGCTATCGGTGCCGGTAATCTGTCATTAATAATGAGCAATGCAGGTGGCGCAAGTTTAGCGTATAGTAACAATCAATTTAGCGTTGCAGGCGGGGGCATAACGCAAGATGTTGCAGACGTAGCAACCGGTTTAAAGCACAATAAAATTTCATTAAGTACAAACGGAATTTTTGTTAGTGATACCCTAAAAAAGCGAGGAATATTAGGAACGAGTTATTACGGCAGGAATTCATTGAGCGGTAATCAATATGTTCAATTAAGGTTATTAGATAGCACAGCTAAAGCCAAAGGGGATAGTATAGTTACAGCGCATCCAGGAACTACGTACAGCGCTGGAAATGGACTTACTTTAACAGGAACAATATTTAAAGCAGATACAACTGTATTGCAATCAGTATTAAATTTCTTCCCTAAGGGCGATACAAGATACTATACGAAAACTATTGCCGATGGCAAATACGCGTTGCAAGCAACCACTATATCTGCTGGAAATGGACTATCTGGCGGCGGTTCGCTTGCTGCAAATAGAACATTAACCCTCGACACAGCCGTTGCTGTTTCAAAAACATTTGCCGGGCGTTACCCACTTAAAAGCACTACTATTGCAGGCTTCGACCTTAGAAATAATATAACACTGGCGAGCTTAACCCCAGGGTATGGCATTACCGGTAGTGCATATGCAGCAAGTACAGGGCAAACCTGGAAAATAGATACCGTTAACGTGGCTACTCGCGGTTATGTAAACGGTAAGGTAGCATCTATTAGCCCCGTATATTTTTCATCAAGCACTATTAGTGGCGCAGGGACATCGGGGTCACCCTATACAGTTATTTACGACAGCACACCTACCAGCGGGTCTTTATTTGGCGTTACATCAGGTGGCGTATATGCTGCTATTGCAGCAGCAGGGGGATCATCATTCTATCAAACAGTTAAGAATCAAGGCACGGGGCTAACCCAACGAGCAAACCTTAATACTGCGTATGGCCTGATAGCAAGCGATAATTCACCTAATACCGACCTGAAGGCTGATAGTGCTGTTGTTCAAACTGTATTAAACTTTTTCCCTAAAGGAGATACCCGATATTACACTAAAACCGCAGCAGACGCAAAATATGGCGTTTTAACCGCTAATAATAGCTGGTCTGGAAATAATAGTTTTTCAGGAACATTTGGTGTTTCAAAAAATGGTCAAGTGGCCGTATTTGGTTCAAACGCCCCTGGAATGGATAACTACTTTACCATTAATGGTGCGACCTCTTATGATTTTGGTGTATCAAATTCAAATAGTAATTTTTTCTTTGCTCATTTAGGCACACACGCATTCGATTTTAATACCACCGGGCAAACAGCAATAGGCGGTGCATCAACATCTACATCTACATGGTTAATATTGCCTGCAAGCTCTACCTCTGTCAGTTCGTTAAGACTGCCTCACGGTAGCGCACCAACCTCGCCGGTTAACGGCGACATGTGGACTACAACTGCAAATGTTTTTGCAAGGATAAACGGCACCACGCAGGCCCTTGCGCCATTGGCTTCACCAACTTTTACAGGAACTCCGGCAGCACCTACAGCAACAGCCGGGACAAATACCACACAGTTAGCGACCACGGCATTCGTTACTACAGCTATAAACAACGCTGTAAGGACATTAAGACTGACAGGAAGTGGTACAGGTGCCGCTACAACCATAAGCATAGCACATGGATTGACAGGGGTAACATCCGCAAGTATAGCGGTAGTTTCTCCAATAAATGCAGCAAGTTCGGGTATAAGTTATATTACCTGTGATGCAACAAACGTCAACATAGTGTATACAGCAGCACCAGTTTCAGGGACAAATAATTTATCTTATAACGTAGTAATTAAACCGTAATGAAAAAATTAATAATAGCTATTGCAATACTTTGCGCAGTTGGCGGCACCTTGAGGGGAAGCTCACACTTAGCCGCTCAATCAATCCCTGTTAGCCAGGTAACATTTGGAACGGTTGCCGATTTAAGATTACAGGCAGGAACCGCCAACACCCAAGTATTATTAAACGGGCTTACATCTATAAATGATGGCAATGGTGGTACTTATATGTGGAACGCTACATCTACGGCTACAGATGACGGGTTTATAACCGTGGCAGTTACGGGGGTATCTACTGGTCGGTGGATACGGATCGGCAACGGGAATACCATTAAGGGTTCAATAACCACAAGCGGGATTTCATTAACAACGGCATACGCCCTTAACTATCCGGGCGGCACATTGCCTTTTGTACCAATAACAGTAGTGGTTATACCCAGGACAGTAGCGGCCGCAGGGCCTTCATGGGTGAGCGGCATTACAAATACAGGGTTTACCGTTAACTTTGTTTTAGCGCCTACCATTGGAGTAAACAACCTAACATTTGATTATATAGTTATCAAACAATAAATAAAGATTATGAAACCACAGCAAATTGCAAAAGCCTTAGAGGGTGCAACACAAAAGAAAATTACTTTGATCAATCAGCATCTTGACGGTGAAATAACGGTTGCCAGGTCGACTGTTCACACCGATGGCGACCCAATAGGGCCAAGCCCGTATGAAAAATGCTTGCATGATCATCAAGATGAATGTGGCGATTGTGATAAAATTACAGGCGCTTTCACAAACTGTTAACTATGAAAATATTTTGTTTCATAGCATTTGTGTTATTGTCTGTATGGTTCTTTTGGGCTATGCAGGGGCATGTAACAAGTCTTTGGCTGATTAAAGCCTGTAGCATTTATAAAATAGGCAACTGCATTATTATTTGTACGCTTATTTTAAAAGATGATTCAAGGGAGTGCTATCCCGTGTTTATAAAAACGGCCATAAAGATATTTCTTTTCAGCTTTTCGGTCTTAATGTTATACCCGTGGCTGCCAAATGCTATTAAACTTATAGAGGTTCATAGTTCCAATTTAACATTGCCACAATTAGTACAATGGATCTATTTTATTATATGGGGCATCGCAGCGCCGATTTTGCTATACCTATATGTTATTTACTGTAGGAAAAATTGATATGGAAAAGCAAAAAAAAGAACTTAACCCAGCCGCAGCGTTTTTATTTACATACACGCTAATATTTGTACTTATTGGGGGGTGTGGTTTGATAAAAAGAGGGCAAAAAGAAAGGGCTATTGTACCAAAGCAAGTAGTTGAATCGCAGCCAATAGTGCCAAAGGTGCAAACACAGATAATAACTAAGCACGATACAGTTAGGGTAAAACCTAATGAGGTAGAAATGCAGGCGATATACAAAGAAAACTATGAACTTTTTTTTGCTCCTGAATTTAATCGCCTTACAATGGCTGTAGGGACGCTTACCCGTAACAACACTGATTTGCTTGCATTAATAAAAAACATGCGGGAGCGATCAATAAAACGCACCGACAGCATGAATAATGTACATGCCAACGATAAGAAGGAATATGATAAGCTTGAAATGCTATATTTTAATGAGCAAAAAAAACAAGTTGCAAGGAATGCCGAACAGATAAACAATTTAAAACAGATCACAAATATTTTACTTGCAATTGGGGTTTTGATGATTTTAACACTGATTGGTTTAACAATTTTTGTCAGGTACCAGGCTAAAAAAGTAAATAAACTCTATCAATCTATAGCGCATGGGTAATGACAAAACATATACCGGAAGAACCGAAATTCATTCAAGATGCAACTGCGACACAGAAATGGCTTGCCGGGATAGCGGTAAGTATGTTTTTTGTGGTTTGGATTACCGGTTGGGGTTTTGTAGCAGAGTTCTTTAAGGGGACTTCTGATAAAACAGATTTTACCCTTGCGTTAACATATTTGAGGTTTACAATCGCTCTTATAGCTATAGGCATTACTTCAATTGTAGGTTACCCTCAGATAAGAAAGATGTTAAGCTGGATTTACGATAGTTGGACGGTTTCAAAAGATATACTTGAATCAATAAAAAATAAAGACAAAGAAAAATAGAAACTAAAATCATGAAAAAACTACTCATACTATGCCTTCTTTTTACTACAAACTGTTTTGCAACGCATTATTATGTTTCGAGCGCTGGCAATGATAGCAATCCAGGCACTTTAGCATCACCCTGGTTAACTACAACAAAGGTTAATTCAAGTTCATTCGTAGGGGGTGATATTATTTCATTTAACGGCGGCAATAGTTTTAGCGGTGGAATAACGTTAAGTACAAATGTGTCAGGCACAAGTAGTACCACTCCTTTAACTATCAACTCTTACGGTACTGGAAGGGCTACTATAACCAGCAGTACAATTGCAATCTATACCTCAAATGTAGCTGGAATTGTATGTCAAAACCTGATTTTAACAGGCACAGGGGCATCAAACAGTTATGGGATACTGCACGAGAATTACACTACAGGTTCTACAGTATACGATTACCTAAAGGATACTTACCTAACTATAAGTTCTTTTGATATAGGAGTTGCTGTAGCAGCCTATCCGAGCGATAATAGCCACTCAGGTTTTTCAAATGTCGAGGTATCTCACTGTACAATAAGCAATGGTATTAATTATGGCATCTATGGGTATAGTTCTTACGGCGCTGGTTATGGTCACTCGAATGTACATCTGTTCAGTGATACGATATCAAACTTTGTAGGTGTTGCAGGGCCCTTACACAGTGGGAACGGGATAACATTTGCAGAAGTAAACGGGCTGACTGCGGAATATAACATTGTTCATGATTGCGGTGCTAACAACACGAGTTCATCAGGGCCTGTTGGTCTGTGGTGCTATGAGGCAACGAACGCGCTTTTACAATATAACGAAGTTTATAACCAGGCTACCAATAGCGCAGCGGACGGGGGAGGATTTGATTTTGATGGGGGCGTTACTAACAGCATCATGCAATATAATTACAGCCATAATAATTATGGGCCAGGCTTTATGTTTTATTCCTACAATGATACCTATTTAACCACCTGGAATAATAATATAATGCGTTACAACATCAGTCAAAACGATGCTACGCATAATACCAGTTCTTATTCTTCGATATTTATTGGGGCAACATCTACCATGACCAATGCCTATTGTTATAATAATACAATTTATAATAGTTTATCCGGTAGCGGACTTTTGGGATTTTATGGCACATCTGTTGGAGGTGCCACAGGTATTGTATCAAATAATATTTTTTATTCTGCGAACAACGCAAACCTTATCAATACCATAGGGACTAATCCAACTATCCCCATAACAGGTAACGACTGGTTTAATACCGGGAATTTCTCGATGCTTTGGAACGGAAACACCTACACCACTTATTCATCATGGCAAACTGCGACCGGGCAGGAAAAAATAAGTGGGTCAAACGTAGGCAAAACAAGCAATCCATTGCTAATGTCGCCGGGGGCTGCAGGCGTAACAGGTGGTTATGCACCGGCGCTATTAAAGGCTTATAGGTTATCGCAAGCCTCACCCATGATCAGCAACGGGTTAAACCTGTTTACTGTTTATGGCATCAATGTAGGAAGCCAGGACTATTACGGAAACAGCATTCCTAATTCAAGTGGCTTTTATGATATAGGGGCTACACAATATAAAGTACTCATTGTAAACGGTCATATCATACTCATTTAAAATCATGAAAAAACTACTATTACTAACAGCAATCGCAATAATCGCTACACTCAGTTGTACGGCGCAAACTTACATTAACCAGGCCAACGGCGACACGCTTAAGCTATTCCCCAAAAAAACGGCAATAACGCCACCCCCGGTTGTGGTAGCACCACCAACTACTGATATAAGCGCTTTAAACGCACAGGAGCAATCATTTGATAATATATGGTATGCTAATGGATCGGCAGCGGTTGGTGGAGAGGTTAACAAACTAAATACAAAAAAAGGCGGCGTTGACATTAACTATCACGGTAGAACAAGCAAGCCCGGCCCAACATGGCCCCCTGTTGCTATTGATGGTAAACTTCCGATTATGGTTGACCCGTACGCGCTGGAGTTCAACAACCGTTTGAGTACTCAATATGAAAGCGACCAAATAACACCAATAGCGCCACCATATGAAAAATGGTGGATATCCAGGACTATGCCGAGCGCTACGTATGAAGCGTTATTTGAAGATGGTGCAGGGTATGTAGCAAATAACGGCGGTGATGGTGTGAGGATTTTAAACGCTCAAATAGGGCAGATTCCGGGTGCAAAATGGCCTGCTACTTTTGAAACTCATATTGGCCGATTGGTTGTTCTTAATAGCAATACCGGAAGCCTTTACTTTGACAATGTTTATCAAGGCCAGGTATCCATATCAGGAGCCAATTATTCGCAGTCTTTTTTCAATGTTGGGGTTATTACTAACAACATGGATTTGGATTTTATGGCTATGTACTTTAAAAAGGGTAAACTACCCGATTCAGACGCAACGGCTATATATACCTCGTTAGCTTCAAAATGGGCTGTAGGCTCTATCCCTAATCAAATCCTGATAAATAATCTGGGCTGGACTAAAACGTCCGGCAAATCGCCTGTATACACGCCACAAGCTACAGTGGTTAATGTTCCTAATGGCGTAAAGGTAGCTGATCCTTCAAAGTGGGATTACCAGTGGATATGGTGGCAGCAATCAACCTATTTGGGGGTGCAAACTATATTCAGTACGAAATATCAAATTACGCTTGCCGATTTACCTGCCGGGTATGCTAACATACAAGGGTTAAATATTAAGCTTCGTATAAGACCGAAAGACACCAACGGTAATTCCTGGAGATGGTTTGAAAGCAATGGGCAACCTTATTAACGAAAGATAATTACAGATGCTTAACAGAACTACTAAATCTAATTAGCCATGATAAAAGGCATTGACGTATCACATAACAATGATCATATAAATATTGCAGGACTGCCAGCGCAAGGCATTGGCTTTGTGTGGCTAAAAGCATCGCAAGGGCTTACCTATCAAGACCCAACCTTCCAACAGTATTGGAAAGATATAAAGGCAGTACCTAATAATGCAGTCAAGCGCGGGGCGTATCACTTCTTTGATCATCGTTATGATGGGGTTGCTCAGGCTAAAAATTATCTATCAAGAGGCGTTGACTTTACATTGCCCGGTGTTTTGCCCCCATGTGTTGATTTGGAAGATTTAGTAGGCATTAATGCAGCCGATACAGCTAATATAAACAAATGGGTTGCTGATAACTGGCAATTAGCATTGCAGAGGTTTAATGACTTCTTAGATTATGTTAAAACCACCACTGGCCGGGATTGCATTATATACACTTATAATAACTATCCACGTGAATATTTTCACGGACATGGTTTCCCAAATAATGAACTGTGGTTATCATCATTACAAGCTACATGCCCGAAGCGGTATGATACCGGCAAACAGCCTTTGTTTTGGCAGTATACTTATAGGTTAAATAATACTGATCTCGATGGGGATTACTTCACTGGCTCACAGCAGGAATTAAACGAATTAACCAATATTAAATAATTTAATCATGTCAGATACATCCCAACAAACAGATAGCGCAATAGTTGATGCTAAAATCAGTAAGCCGGATACCTGGACGTTTGGAACCGGCCAGTTTAACAAAATAACGCCCGAATTTGCAAGGAACATATTTGATATGTACTTCATTATTTCGAAGGCTGTTGTAGGGTGGTTAGCCGCTATTCAAATACTTACCACGCGACATGAATTTGTAGTAACCATGACTATAACACTATTACTTGATGTAATAGTTAAGGGCCTAACTAAAATGTTTGGCGTTACTATCGAAGATTCTGATACAAAAACAAATAATTAACATTAAAACAAAGAAAATGAGCAAAAAACCAACAACAGTAGTAGGAAAGCTTATTGCAGCAGTAGTAAGTATTTTTCACAAGGTAGAGCCAATTGTAGATGAAATTACAGATTGGTCAAATGATCTTGTTAACGGTATCAAAAAATTCGATGGCGATCATCCGGAATTAGTTAATGAAGTTGAAACATTAATCGAAACGGTAGTTCCAGCATCGACCGGGCTTATTAATGCTGCAAAACTGGCATTCCCAAAGGCGGCTAACATAATTGTGTTTGCTAAAGATGAAGAAGGCAAAACAGATCAGCAAAAATACCAGGATCTGATGAACTATTTAAAAGGACTGCAAACAAGCGACC